CCCGCAGCGCGCCCCACAGCTCAGCGCGCTTGTTACCCCACATCACTTGGTTCTTGGCTTTCCAGCCAAAGTTGACCCCACGCACCTTATACCGCTGTTCGACCAGCCGGTCAAGTATGCCGTACCCCAGCCCACCCTCGTCGATCACCGTCAGCGTCGGCTTGTATTCCTCGATTGCGTCGATGACGTGCCCGACCGTCGTCATCGTATCATCACCCCGGTACCGCTTGATCGCAATGATGTCACGCCCTTGCCTGATGGCAATGACCGTCGAGTCACCGCCTGACCGGGCAGGGTCGATGCCGATCACAATTGGCGCTGTCTCGTCTTTGTGCTTGGGTCGGCCAAACGCCTGATCGACCAGCGCGGGTCCAATGAACTGATCGTCGCCTGCGCTGGGGAATTCGCCGTACACCTCGACCTTGGCCTGTATCGAATCCTCGCCGTACTCCGCGATGATCTGCTCGTAGACCTGCTTGTCAGTGTCCTCGACGTCGCGGGCGTCGATGTTCTCTGTCGACCAGAAGTCGCGCTTCGAATTGAAGCACTCAAAGAAGTAGCCTTGGTTGCGGCGCGGATTGGAGAAAGCAAACCAAAACCTGTGCGGCGTGTTTTCAGTGAAAAAACCGGCGGCCACTTGCCAGATCGAGTCTGGAATACCTGACGCCTCATCAAAGATCAGACACACGCCGTCCAAGTTGTGCAGACCGGCGTAAGCGTCCGGGTTTTCTTCCGACCACAGGCGCCCCTCGATTGACCAGAAGCGCGTGCCTTTCTTCAGATCCCGCTCGACGATCTCCGCCAGCCACTTAGCTGGCGCGACCTTGGTCGCGCTGATCTCAAACCAATGGCTGTTGATCATCATCGCCAGCCACTTGGTAATCTCTGACCAGGTGATACTGCGAAGCTGCGCCTCACTGTTGGCTGACACGATCGTCGTGGATCCTATGCGCGTGGAGAGCATCCACAGCACAAGCCAACTGACTAGCGCGGACTTACCAATCCCCCGGCCTGACGCGACCGCCAGCCGGAAGACGTTGTAGTCAACTTTGCCGCCGTTGTCTTTGATGTGTTGCGTAATCTTCCGCAGCACCTGACGCTGCCACTTGCGCGGGCCTTTGTAGTTGGCCAGTGGCGTGCCGTGTTGCCCCCACGGGAACGCAAAGTTTACAAACGCTTCCGGGTCGTCTTTGATGCGCGGCTGCCAGAGCCGCGTCATCAAAAGCTGTTCGTCAGACGCGCTGTAGATCGGCTGCTGCATTAGCGCACCGCAGGAGCCATGCGTAAATAAGCGTCTGCGTCTTGCTGATTTGTCAGCCCAAGCGCGTCAGGGTTCTTTCCGGTTTGCCGCATAAAGTATTCTTTCCAAGCAGTTGGGTGTTGTTCGGACTTCAACATAGACCCATCTGGAAGAGACGAAGGCCAATGGTACCGGTTCTTATCGTGCGGGTCGCGCTCAGGTTTAATGCCGCCCTTCCAAGCTGCTCGATAGTCATAGTCAGTTGTATCTAAATCTGGCTCTTCTTTGTACTCGTTAAAAAATTCTTTGAACCAGTCAGTAGATCGAATCCAACTTTGAAATTGCTTTTCTTCGGCGGGAGAAAGCCGCGTGATGGTTGCGGGCGCCATGTTGGGGGTCGCCCCTACCATAAGTTGCAAGCTGTTAGCGGACATTGGCGCGAGTGCGTTCTGGGGCATGTTCTAGCCACTCCTGCTTGTGTTCTGTTACCTGCACGTCGATGACGCGCTGCTCTGCTTTCTCAAGCGCTGATATTACGCTGATCTGCTGCGCCACGTCGATCTGCACTTGTTGCTTGGCCACCCAGTCGTGTCTGTGACGAAGAATCTCTAACGCCGCTTTGGTGTCGCCGGAAAGCGCGGCGTCCATCATCACAGCCGCAAGCGCCCCTTCTGCGTCAGCGCGCCCCTTCTGTTCTGCCATCTCGGCAATAGGATCCATCTCGCATAGACGCCGATACTCGGTCGGCAACATGCCGGCCTTCAACGCTAGCGAGTCACCTTTTAGACCCAACTTGGCAGCCTCGTAGATGCGCTGCAAGCGCGCCTCGGTCGCTTCTAGTTTGCGCGCGGTAAGCGGCAAGGATTGGAAGGTCATGGCTGTAACAAGTTATGTGACAAGTAATTATAGCATTGCAATAAAAAATAAAAAACTGATGCGACCCCTCCGTTTTTGACCGGCCCGGTCGCCGGCCCTACCCGGGGGCTCTCACCCGCACGGCTCCGAGCTGCCAGCGTTACGTTATCACGTCACATGGTGATACGTTATCACGTCACACGAATGCTACGTTATAACATCACGCTGGGTGGCGTGGGGTAGTGCCCCACGGATCGACAGGCGCTCGCCTGGTGTTGCCTGGTGGCGCAAGCGTGGGCAGCGTGGGGTGGTCCAATGGCAAACAGCATGAACGCTTTGCATGGGGTACCCCATGCCACCCGGCTGTCAGCGCGGGGCTGTGGGCGCCGAGTGTGGGGTGTTGTGGGGTACCACCCCACGCTATTGTTTATAGCCCGTCTGATGTTACTGTATATATATACAGTATAAACACAAAACATTTTTAAGATACTACCTATTACCCCACAGTACCCCACCCTAGGGGGGCGCCTACATCCAGCGCCGCCCACGCCCCTAACCCTCACGCACCCCACCTCACCCATGCCTCAAGACTTGTCGCGCCCCGCAACATGTTTTGCGTGGGGTAGTGAAAAATGGAACAAACTTTAGAGCATGGATTGACACTGCCACAAAATGTGTGACAGAATGTGCGCGCAGTACCGATTAACAACCCAGGAGCAAACGATGTACAGCAAAGCCACTGACCTAGCCAATTACGTTACACAAGCCACTGGCACGCCACTGGGGCGCGTCAAAGTGCGCATGCCGAAAGCGGATCAGCGCGCGCTGTTCGGTCGGTATTTCGGCAAGGGATTGCTCGTAATCAATGGCGCAACCGAGACGGTCGAGCATGTTGTCAAGCGCTGTTTTGGCACCGATTACGAAATCACCGCGACCGTTCAGTGGCGCGATCTTTAACCAGGGCGCATCCACCCGAGAAAAATCATGCAGAAAATAACCCCCGGACCGTGGCGCGTAATTGGCGCGAACGTATATGGCAACAACGGGCGCGCACTTGTCCCAATGAACGGCGCCGACGCGCGCCTAATTGCCGCAGCGCCTGATTTGCTTGCCGCGCTGACAGCCGCGCTCAACGACGCCGACGATTGGCGCGCGCTCGCCCGCGACGTTATCCGTTCGATCTGACCCACTGGAGCACACTGCAATGACCTACCAAGTTCACCTATCGCCGAAATCCGCTAACGTGAAGACGGGCCCGATCCCTGTATCAACGACGACGCGCGCAACCTGTCCGACGTCGTGCGCCATGCGCGACGCGTGCTACGCGTCATCGGGCCCGCTCGCGCTTCACTGGTCGGCGGTATCGTCAGGCGCGCGCGGGACCGATTGGTCGACCTTCACGCAGCAAATCGCGCAATTGCCCGATGGTCAGTTGTGGCGCCACAATCAGGCCGGTGATCTACCGGGTGACGGCGAGACGGTCGACCCGGTCGCGCTCGGCGAACTTGTCGTGGCTAATCGCGGTCGTCGCGGGTTCACGTATTCACATTATCGCGATCGCTCGTCTCTCAATTGGATCAAGACTGCTAACGAATGGGGATTCACGGTCAACCTGTCCGCGAACGATCTCGCCGACGCGGACGCGCTCGCCGACACCGGCGCCGGTCCGGTCGTTTGCGTGCTACCGTCCACGACGACCGAAAACACCCGCACGCCCGCTGGGCGTCGCGTCGTCGTGTGCCCGGCAACCCAGCGCGATGACGTTAGTTGCGCGACCTGTCAACTATGCGCCCGCCAGCGCGACGTGATCGTCGGTTTCCCGGCGCACGGCTCGCGCAAGCGCGTGATCGATATCAAACTCGGAGCGTAAAACCATGCCGACCAAGCCTACCTTTCCGATGCGCGTCAGGGGTTCGGACAAAACCGTCGACGTCAAATACGAGCGCTTGCTCTACACGCGCGGAACCCGTGCGCACATTTTCGCGCTTCATCGCGAGCAAACCGCCGGTATTCCGAAGGATCGCCGAGAATGGATCGTATCCGATCCGGTGTCCGGATATCGCCTATTGCGCGTCAATGCGCACTATAAGGGCATGCCGATATCGTCGCGCTCGCTCACGCTCGCCGAGGCCCGCCAGTGTGCGCTCGCCGATATTGACGCGCTAGTTGATCGCGTCGGACTCGAGAAATTCGAGACTGTTATCGATCGCGCGAGCGCGCAAACCGTGGGAGACTGACATGCCCTCAAATCTTATCGAATGGACCATATTTATCGGCGCCGGTATCGCGCTCGGCTGTGCACTTTTTTTCGGGTTGTCATCATGAAAACTATTCGCTTCGCAGACATTCCACCGCACGCCAAATTTATTGGCGCTGGTTACCCTGACGGGTTCATTGATGAGTCGATCGCAGACGCGCTCGACATGGCCCTTGATCCCGTCAAGGTCCGCGCGCCTGACGGGTCAATGCTCTACTTTGAACTAGCGCGCGAAATCGAATGACAGCGGCCATCCTAGTCGGTCTGCTAGTCGCCGTGCTCGCGGTCGCCCTGCGACTCTAGCCCCCTCAAAAACAGCAAGGGCGCCTCACGGCGCCCTTTTTCATTTGACGGCGCGCAAGGCGCCACCACCCGGCGGGCGCTCGCTTAACCTTCGCAATTCGGCCTTGCCCAGTTCTGCAAGGTCAGGCGCGCAATACAGGTGGCGCTTCGTCGGATGTTCGCGCGAGTGGCACATTCCGCAATCCAACCATCCGGCTTCAGCGAGCGCATGGAACAGCGCCGATACAGGCACCCGCGCCCCGGACGGCGCTAACGCGCTCAGGCGGCCGCAAAGTTCCTGCCAAGGGGCAGACACCACGCCCGAGGAAAATTCGCCTATACGGCCCCTAATGAGTTCCAGAAGGTACGATTCCACGGGCGACATGCCCGCCTCGGTCATCATCCGTTTCGCCTCGGTGACCATAGGCGTGGCGCCAGGCTCGAACGCCGAAACGTCACGGGTGCGCAGCCACCCGGCCACGGCCTCACGCCCGCCGGCCATATACCAAGCCCAGAGCGCCGTCGATTCCGCCTCGGTCATCCTCGGGGCTGCGGTCCAGATGACAAACCAGCGCCGGTCATCGGACGGGAGCGCGATCGGAATGCGCTCATTCGAGAACGCGATCACTAGCAGACGGTTCGCCGACATGTAGGGCGCAAGATACTTGCGATTGACGGGCAGCACCTCGGGTGGCGCGGCCAATAGCGGTTTCAATTGATTCTCGAGCGCGCGACGGTCTTTGGCCTCGGCCTGTCGTAGTTCGTTGACCACCAGCACTTCCGACTCGAGCGCATAACCCCAACTACTCGTAACCTCTTCATTGCGCACAAGCGCCACGTTCCCGAGGTCTTTGCCGCCGATCGCGTACAAAAACGGGGCGAA